CATCATTGTATCCGTCTTGAGCTTGCGCTTTACCGTTTTTCCATACAAATGTTCTTAGTTCTTCCATTGTGCGTTTAGACTGAATAGTTACTGATTTGTCGTGAATATAACTAATCATTTTTGCAATGACAAGCGGTCTAGTTCTTTGTGATGTAGTAAATCCAGGAACCATACCTTCTCCTGACTCGTATTTGTTAAGATACATTTCTACATTAACTAAAGCTGCGTCTTGTCTAGGACTATAATATAAATTTTGATATTGTCTTTCAATAGCTGTTTGAACTACATCCCAACCTACGTTAGCGTTTTCAATTACTAATAAAGCATTGTTGTATTCTGTAGCTATACCAACTAAAAAATGACCATAATCACGAGTTCCAATGTGTCCTTTATATTCACCAACTTGTACATTAGATTCTATGTCAAAAATATGAAAAGCACTGTAATCCTTACCATCACCTCTAGCACAGTCAGCAAATACAGCGTATTGTTTTGAGTAATCTGGTCTTTCCCAAATCCATAAATTTAAATCTATGCCTCTTTTTTCAACAGGTTCAGCTACTTGTGTTGTTAAATACCAACTTAATATAGTAGGTTCAATAGCTGTATCACCAGAATTTGTAAAATCACAATCACATTCTTGAGCTGCCATTCTAGGACCTAAATCAACATCTTGTTGATCTCTCCAATTTTGACTTCTTTCAGGATGTACAGTCCATGGTAAGCGAATAGGTAAAAAGTTATTTGTTCCTTCTTCTGCTTTAACCCATGTTCTATGAAACCAGTTACCAGTACCATAAGGTGTAGACATTACAATAGCTCCACCACCAGTAGCTAAGGTTTGTTGAGCTGAAACGAATACTTCTTCAATATTATCAATAAACGCTGCCTCATCAATTAACAGCAATGATACTGCTTCTGATCGCGCACTATCACCAGCTGCTGATACTGCTTTCATTTGAGAACCGTTAGCTAGTCGTATAGATAATTTATTGTTTTCTATACTTTTTATCTTCATCCAGCTAGGTAAATTATCATAACCAAATTTTACTTTAGTTACCATGTTTTTAGCTGTATCTGTTTTTGTAGCTACACACAACACGTTTTTATCTGAGTTGAATAACATTAACCACAAAGCATAACCAGATGCTAAAGTTGAAATACCTAACTGGCGAGATTTATTAATTATACAAAACTGATTTTTTAAATAAAGTTTTAATACACTTTCTTGGAAAGGATATAATGTAAATCTAACCCTACCTCTAGTAGGGTGTTGAATCATGTAATACTTTTTACAAAAATATATAGGATCATTCTTGCATTTAGCAAGTTCCTGTATAATTGCTTCTTTTACAGATAATTGGGAATTTTGATTTACTTGCTCTTCCATATAGGTACACTCATTCCTCCTACAAAGCTAGGTCCTCCATTTAATGTAGCTCCAACACCAACATGGAAAGATCTGTTTTTCTTAGTTTCATAAGTTATGATACCTTGACCACCAATAGCCGCTATATCAACTAAAAAACCACCATATAATTTTCTATAAACATCATAATGATGAATTTCTCTAGTAATAGTTTTTGTTACTACAGGAATTTTATAGTCTTTTTCATTTTGTCTAGCTATTATTTTATTTTTAGACACAGTGTCATGTATAGCTACAAAACCAAAACTATCTATAAATACAGTATCATGATAGATGCGTTTAGCGTAATAATCTGCTAAAATAGCATTAGTATCTACAGGAATATAAATAATATCACCAGGCAAATACTGAGTTTCACCTGGTGTATAAACTATTGATTTTTCTTTTTTAATGTTCCAAGAAGTATCATGGACTATTGTTTCAAAAGTATCTGTTTTTGTTTTAGTAGTAGAACAGTATTTAGGAGCAAATAGTACAAATACTATTATTCCTATTAATAATAACCATGTGATAGTTTTTGAATAAGTCATATTATTTTACTTCAGATGTCCAGATATTCATCAAGTCTTTATAAACTTGAGAAGATGCTGGGAATTTTAATTGGTTTGCTAAATATGATTGGAATGTAGCTTTTAAATCTTCTTTTGATTTTTCACCTGATTTAACTCTAGCTCTGTGTTTTTTAATAATTTCACTAGCTTGGTTAAACTTTTGCACAATAGCGTCTTTACCAGTTAATTCTTTATCTAATTCATCAGACGCTTTAGCTACATCACTACCTTGAGGTTCGTCTTCTGAATCTGTTTTTCTAGCTACAATTTTTGAAGCTTTAGTGTCAGTTGGTGTTTCTTTAGGTTTACTAGCTCCAGTAGAAGGACGACCTTTTTTACCTGGTGTTTTAGGTTCTTTAGGTTTAACATCAGATGTTTTACCTTGACTTTCAATACTTTCACTATCTACTACAAAGTTAAAGTCTTTTAAAGGATCTTTACCTATAATTCCTTGAATTGTAGCTTTTGTAAAATGTTCGCCTGGTTTAATATCGTTTTTAATAGCTTTAGCTACTAATTGCTTAGTACCTTTATAATCTTCAGGATCAATTGATGCTTGTTGTTCTCTAGTTACTGTAAAGAAGTTAGCCATTTCTTCTAATGACTCATTTTCATTTAAATTACCATTAATAACTATTTGATATTCTGGTTTTAAAAGTTTATTTAGATCTTTAATTTGAAAAGATCGATATGGGTTATTATTAGATACTATTTTATAAGGATCCCATGATAAAAATACTATTGGTCCTGATATTTGGGCAGGGTTATCAATAGTATCTAAAATTTTTCTAGGTTTACTAATTAACTCTAACCACATTGGTGAAGTTTTCTTTGGTCTTTCCTGCCACATATCAGGAGTAATAGTATCTCCAACTGTTAATTCTTTAACACCTAAATGACTAGCTAAATTTTTATCTGTATTGCTAAATTCAAGATCAAAATCATCGTCTTCATTAATAGAAAATTCAGTTATTTTCATTTGATTTGTAGGCTTTTTTTCAAATGGAACAGCGGTTTCATCTACATAATCATATTGTGCTTCCATTTTAGCTTGAGTAGTACCTTCAAAAGTTTTAATTAAATTTTTAAAAGAATCTTCGCTAAGGGGTTTAGGACTAAAATTGCTCATAGTTATTTTTATCGATAAATATGAGAAAGAATAGCATTTGCACGTTCTTCTGTTGAACCAGATATTACTAATAAGTTTTGTGGTGGATATAATTCTAATAATCTACGAATTTCATCATCAATATCATCACGATAATTAGAATTTGTTTCTCTTACACCATTGTCTTCAATTTTTACTCCATCTGGTTTAACATAAATTACCAAATCATACTCATCTTTTAAATTCATAGCTATTTTTTCAAAGTCATTTTTTTCTTTATCTGACATTGACTTAGCTAAATTAGTAAAAGCACACACATCCCAAATAGTACGATCAGTTAGTAATCTACTTCTTAAAAGTTCTGATGATCTTTCTGCTAAGAATACTAACTGACCTTTTAATGTGGAGTCGGTATTTAAAGGAATACCTAAATCATTTAAATACTTAGATCTTTCTGTTGCTTTATGAAAATGAGCAAAGTGAAAATCTTGATGTAAATAATTAATTAATGTTGTTTTACCAACAGACATAGTTCCACATAATCCTATTTTCATATTGTAAATATAACTAAAAATACTTAATTTTCCAAATTTATCTCATAGACTGTTCATAACGAGGGTCTTTAGATGGAGGAATACCATTAAAATCTCGTTTTGTTTCAGCCCACATTTCTCGAGTTAATTGTTTACCAAATAAATAATACTCATCTTTTCCTGATTTATCTCTATACGTTAAAGCAGGTCCGTCCCAGTTGTGTAATTTACCTAAACAATGGTAAATAACTTTTCCGCATGTTGTTTTTGTTTTTATTGTTTGCATATTATTTAAAATTAATTATATCTCCATCATACCATACTTCTTCTAAATGGTATTTATCTAATATTGATTCAGCTACATAAATTGCTTGTGCTCCTGATACTGTAATACCCCTAGCACTTAAAGCATCACCTACAAAATGTACATTAGAAAACTTAGTTAAGCTAAGATCTTTATAATTTACAAGAGGTTCAGGTGACAAATATTTTACTTCAGAAATATAAATACCCCAATCATTTCTTAATGTTGGAAATACTGTTTTCATATCTGTAATAAAATCAACAATATAATCCCAATATTCACCCATAATATTACTAACTTCTTTTAATGTATTAATTTGATGAACACCCATTTCATTACCTTCTGATGTTGTGGATGGTTTACGAGTTGGAGAATAATATAATCCTTTTTTACTGTATTGTAATTTAGAAACTATATTTCTTGACCATTCAAATGGATTTTTAATACCATTAATTTCCATTAAAATACCAAAATTTGTCATATCATTTCTATATGCT